GCGTAAGACGCGCACGCGGGGGTCTTAAGATCCCCCCCCAAGACCCCTCCCCTCCCCTCCCCCCCCTCCAGACTCCCCTCCCAAGAAAGATTTATTAAGATTGAAGAAAAGAAAAGAATAAGAGGGGGATGCAAGGGGGGTTTTGGGTTTTCAGCACCCGTCACCAGTGGCGGGTGCACTACTACACTCCCGCCACCCCCAACTTGACCCGCCAACGCCATCCGTGCTATTCAGTTACTCCATGAGCGCCACCAAACTCCTCAACGGTCTCACGCTCAAGCAAGACCGCTTCTGCCATGAGTTCATCGCCAATGGCGGTAATGCTACCCAAGCATACCGCGCTGCCTACGATGCGGAGGGCAACTCCGAGGCTACAACTAACCAGGCCGCCTCAAGGCTACTTCACGACAGCAATCTAGCGGCAAGAATCGAAGAGCTACGAGACCAGGCTGTCGCGTTCGCGGGTATCTCACCTGAGTCGATAGCAACGGAATTTGATGAAAACCGACGCCTAGCGGCTAAATGGGAGTCGGCATCCGCCATGAATACCGCTACAGAGCGGAAAGCCGACCTAAAAGACCTGTTTGGTAAACGCAAGCTGGACGTGCGAACATTGAACATTAACGCGGATGTCGACATGAGCGTGGAGGAGTTGCGCGTCCTGGTGGGCGGCCTGGAAGCCAAGGCGCTGGGCGATGGTAAGGAGTAGGCCATGAACGACCTTGAAACGCACAATCAGCAGCATGCGTGCCCCTGCCGTGCGCTCCAGGGTACGACAGGCTCTAAGACCCTCACATGGACAGCATGGGGTTGATCTGGAGGCGATGGAACGTGAGGGACGCGAGCTTGCGGCACAGCCATACGGCCTTGACCTTTCGGCGGTACGCGCGTAAGAGAAGGAAAGGGATTCGCATATATGGCACCGCGCCCTTTTCCGAGGGGCGAGGCCCCACCCCGCAGGAGGGGACCCGGTTCTCTTATGGGGACTCCTTCGACACGCAGCGCTAGAGCGAGGCAGAGCGAATATGCCCCATCTCTTCCGGTCCCAGAGTGCTTTTGAGACCCATCTTCCATCCATGGGGGTCCAGTCGGCCCGGGGGAAGCAGGAGTCTCCTTTGCTGACCATAGAGTCTTCTCCCTGCATGATAAGGCGTCGTGGAGGAGCGTTGAAGCAGTGGCACCATTGCGAGCAGCACGAGTCGATACTAATTGAGTGGCCAAGGGGGGCGAGATGACTCCCTCGCGGATGAGTTTCGAGGAGTTGGCCCAGCGTCGCACTCGGCTGACGCGGGCTCACAAGGCGTCGGTGGGGATATCGGTTAAGAACCAGAGGTTGCTCGCGCCTATCGTGGCTGAGATGCGTCGTAGGGGCATTAGGCCGGGCGACCAGGTGTCTTGAAGGGGGGTGGGAGCCGTGAGCTGGTGGCCTACTGGAAGGGGTGCGACCCATGGTGCAGTACCCCCGACAGCGCATGAGGCATAATCGTGAAGGGGAAGAGACTCCGCTCGCAAGCGGTAATGGCCAGCGTTGAGGGAAAAGAGTATTGTGCATTTTTTGCACATTACTCCTCGCGTCGGGTCAGGGCGGTAAACTAGCGAAATTCAAACGGGTGCCGTCAAGTGGGGCGCTAGCCGCAATCTTGGTTCCCTGACCCGTATCGGTCTTAGGAGGCTCCATGAAGAAAGAAATCCGATACTGCGACGTGTGCGGGGAAGAAGTCGTGGACCAGAGAGGACTTGAGCCGTTCGAAGAGGTTCGGTCTAAAAACTTCGTACAGATAGTTTTCAAGTATCACGGGCGAGAGGACCACTTAGTTGAAGCCGATCTCTGCGACGCTGACCGGCTGCGGGTTCTGGAGGCGGCGGTGGAGCAGATGAAGGAGCTGGCGTGAATGGCGATGAGGGGTCCCTCGTCCGCGCTGATCGCCTCATGCAGACCAAGGTGGTCGTCGATTCCACCACGCACTGCCCCGACTGCCGCCACCCCATCGAGCTTCATACGTCGATGACCGGCTGTCTCGGCCCGTGGTTTCAGACATGCGAGTGCGACAGCGCCCCCGAGCGGCTCCAGGCTACCGTCCCGTGGGTCGTGATCTGTCAGTCATGCGGGAAGCACCACCGCGAGGACGAATGCAACTACGGGAGCTATAGCCGATGCCAGTAGCCAAGGGCAGGAGTAAGAAGACCATCTCCAAGAATATCCGCGAGCTGCGGTGGAGCGGACGGTCTCGGTCTCAAAGTGTCGCCATCGCGTTGTCTACGGCGAGGAAGTCGAAGAAGCGGAGAAAATGAAGCTACCAACAAAGGTTCGAGTCAATGGTGCTGACTGGAAGATCATGGTCGATGAGTTAAAGATGACCGATAACGGCAACTACGGCGAGACCGATCATCGCCAACGGACCATTACCATGGCCACTCGCTATCCAGGATCGCGTGTACGTGCCACACTCCTGCACGAGCTTATCCACGTTGCCTCCGACACCCTCTATAACGACAACCAGCCGTCCGAGCTGCAGGTGAGCGTAATCGCAGCCAATCTCTACGAGGCCCTCTTCGTGGGTAATCCAGATGTGCTGGCATTTCTGAGCGAGAGCGATGACGACGAAAACGGAGACTAAGCGTAAGCCGGGGCCGAAGGGCAATCTGAGCGCCAAGGAGCAGCGGGCGCTAGAGGTGGGGCGGCGAGCGCTGTGCGAACGGTCCTTTACCGACTTCCTGCGCTACGTGGTGGTCCAAGACCCCCCTCCGGGCGCCGGCCTCTTGCCTTTCACGCAGTGGCCGCACCTGATGGAAGCGGCAGAGGCGCTCGTATCCCACAGCCGAATCGTCTGGGGGAAGGCGCGGCAGATCGGCGCCACCACGATCATCGGAGCCTATGCCTACTGGCGCTCCTATGAGGCGTTTACCGAGATCGGTCTGTTCTCGCAGGGAGAGGAAGAGGCGAACGACTTTCTGGCAAAGACCATGCTGGTCCACCAGTACCTTCCTGCTGATCTCCAGATGAAGTTGGATCTGGACAACCTGGGCAAATTGGCCTTTGGAAACGGCTCCCGAATCCGCGCCTTCCCGTCGACCAAGAAGGCCGGACGCGGGATGAATTTCTCCGTCGTCGTCATGGACGAGGCCGATTTCCATGAGTACTTCGACGTCTCCTATCAGACGTTGATGCCCACGGTGGACAAGCATGGTCAGATGATCGTCATATCGACCGGGGATCCCGATACGCACGAGAGCGGCTTCAAAAAGCTTCTTCGGGCCGCACCTGGCAATGGCTATTACCGGATTTACTATCCCTGGAATGTGGTGCCGGGCCGTACCGAGGCGTGGCTGGAAGAACGCCGCCTCGAATCTCTGAACCAAGCGCAATTCGAGAAGAACTACACCTCAAGTCTGGAGCAGATGCTGGCCCCCAGTATCGCCCACGCATCCTTCGACCTCGATCGGTTGGAGGACATGAAGAAATATGACGTGCGCGAGCCGGTCGAGACCAACGGGCCGATCAAGATATTCCAGCACCGCCGCGTCGGGCAGCGGTACGTGGCCGGGACCGACGTCTCCCACGGAGTCGGCAAGGACTATTCCGCCACGGTTGTGCTGGAACGCGACACCGGCCAGATAGTGGCTGACATACTGGACAATCTGCTTGACCCTGAAGCTCTGGCGATTCAAAGCATCAAGTTGATGAATATGTACGACAATCCCCTGTGGGCCATCGAGGACAACGAGAGCGGCGACACCGTAATCTCCGTCGTCGAGCAGAGCGCGGGCTTCCCGACGTACCGGCTCTATCGCGGAACGACCGGACGCGGCAACGAAACGCGGGGCTGGCACACTGATGCCGTGACTCGAACATGGCTGTGGGACGAGCTTAAAATGGCCGTAAAGGCGGGCCAGATCCATATCCCCAATGCTGAGGGCCTGGCTCAGTTCTTCAATGTTCAACGGAACCCGAAAAAAGAAAAGGTCAGAGACGAGGCGCTGGGCGGGGCCAGCGATGACTACCCGGTGGCCGTCGGCATAGCTTGGCAGATCAGACAGAAAGCCTATGGCACCGGCATGGGTAAGGTGGCGCAGATGGCACCGAGGTTCTAATATGCCTGACTTCACCGAACGACCGAATGAGAAGTTCCTGGATGACGCGTCTAAATATTACCGTGAGATGTGGGAGCCGGCACACAAGAACTGGCGGCACTGGGACGAATACTACCACCGGACATACGAGCTGTGGGATAAGCTCTTGGATGCGGCACAGATCACCCGTCCCTCGTACCGTCCCTCGACTCCGACCAGTCTGATAGATCACGCAGCCGATGCGCAATTGGCGTTCTCTCCCAAGGTGCATCGCGACCCCGTGGGCACGGGGAAGACGGCCAGGACGGATGCGGACGAGGTGGAGGTTGGGGTCAAGGACATCATGGACACTAGCGTCCAGGGCAAGACAACCCAGCCATGGAAAGAGGCGGGGCGGTACGGACTCCACTACGGCTATTTCGTGATTGAAGCCCCGACCCTGGACTTCACGGGTAGAATACCTAAGCCTAAGCGCGCAAAGGGCGAGTCGGAGGAGGATTTCAAGGGTCGGGAGGGCCAGTTCCGAGCGCATAAGCAGGGGTGGAACCCGATCAGGATCGATGCACCACATCCCGCGCATGTACTGTTGGACCCCGAGGAGAAGGAATCAAGGATCGCGATAAAGGTCTCGCAACAGGCTGCTGGGAATCTGTTCGACGAATCCAAGCGGAAGAAGACGACCCGTCATTACGCTAACCTCCTCGATATGGCGAAACTTAACCCATGGGAGCATCTGGTCCGTGAGGACATCTGGACCCCCTTCTGGCACACCGTGCGGGTCAAGGACGGCCAGATATTGTGGGTGGAGAAGAACACATGGGGCTTCGTCCCATTCCTCCACGGCTTCGCCGGCTTCGGGATGAAGCCAGTCGATTTGGAAAAGGTTGACCCGTCGTTCCAGGCTGTCGGTCTGCTGGCGCCGGTCTTGGACAGCATCAAGGTCCAGGCGCAGTCCGCCACAGCCAAGCACCAGATCACCCTCGATACCGCCTTCGCCGAGCTGTTGACGACCGAAGACCCCGGCGATCTTGCGGAGCAGCTCGATTCAGGTAACACCATCGTGCGGGGTGATTCGACCAAGATGGGCCGAATGCCAGTGGCGCAGTTCGACCGCTCGCTGATGGAGATTGACCGAATCGTGACGGCTGACATCGAAGAGGGCTCTTACGCCCGAGATGTGGCGGGTCTACGTCAGACTGGGGTCAACACCGTTGGGCAGCAACGGCTACTATCGTCGGCGTCGCAGAAGAAGTTTCTCCCGCTTCTGATACAGTTGGAATCCGTCGGGTCGCTGACGGGCAGTCGGATATGCCAGCTAGTCGATACCGTTTCGACACTCCACGGGCAGATTCGCAACCTACGTAAGAGCCAGATCAACGGCAACTACGACCTCCGCGTCACGTTCGAGGTGAGCGACCCCGTGCTACAGCTACGTAAGAAGGAAGTGGGGATGCAAGAGGTCACGCTGGACCTCTTGGACCCCGTGACCTACTGGGAGCAGACCGGCGAGGAGAACATCTCGCAGCGCCAGAAGCGGCTGGATCAGGCACGGGTCCGAAGGCACCCGTCTGTTGCGAGATTCTACGCAGAGCTGGCGGCGAAGGAGCTGGGGCTGCCGGATGACGCATTCGACCCCGATTTCGTCGAGGGGGAGGAGGGCGCACCACCGCCGGCGTCACCGAACGGGAAATCGCAGTTCGCCGGGGAGCCGGGGACTGAAGCACAGGCGGTCAGCGATGTAGGGAACATCCTGGACGAATCGAGCCTGCAGGGTATCGAGGGGGCCTAATGACGCAGGAATACGACGATAGCTACGTGGCGGACCTCATCGACGACTACCGGGAACGGCGACGGGTTGCAGAAAAGGCGCCCAAACACAAGATGAGCCGCGCGTTGAAGAAGCGGATGCCGAACCCCGTTGTGGAATGGGAACGGCGCCGGGGTTACAGGTAAACCATGTCCGAAGATACCCGCGTTGACCAATACGAACGTATCCTAATCGCCATCAACATCCTGCGCCGCGCCACGGTGGGCAGGGAGCCGACGGCGGCGGATATTCGAAAGGCCGAGAGAGAGGCGAAATCACGGGGCGGTGATGTCACAGCGGAAGACATCCTTCGCAAAGGCGGCTTCGGAACCCGCGACGAGCGGCAGGCGGCGATCGCCACCATTAAGGACATCGAACGGTGGGCCGACGAGATCCACACCCGCGTTCAGCGCCAGTGGGAACGGGGTGGGAATCTCTGGACCGAGGACATCAGCGAGGCGGTCAAGGACGATATCGCGTTCATCCTGATGCCCGCTGGGGACCTACTTAAAGATCCGCGTTTCCAGAAGGACAGCGTCAACCAGTTGCCTGAATGGCAGCGGATGGCGCGCCTGGCGATCTTCGAGGAGACCGAGTTTGGCCGCGCCGTCCCTGGTGCGCTCACGTTCCGTGTACGCAAGCGGGAGATCGCCGCCGGGATGGTGAAGAGGGGACTGCTCACCGAGGATGAACGCAGCGCCATCGTGGGTGAGGCTGGGTTCCCTGAACTGGAGCAGTTCGCGATCCAGTTCAATACCCAGTTGGAACCTCAGATTTCCGACTTCATGGAGATGGCCACCGCCGTCGTTCGAGGTCGAGGCGGGCTGGGCGCCATGCCGGGTCCGGGTAAACTCGCCGCCCTGACGCAGAACGTCATCTCCGGTGCCACCGAGCGGGACATCGCCACCGGGCTGTTGCCCCTGCCCGACGTGGCGGTCAACCGGGAGGAACCTGGCACGCGCCTGAGCCCACAGGAGCAGCTTGCTCGCGATCTTGTACCTGACGAGGATGGCAACTTCGGTGTCAACCAGATTCGCGATGCTGTTAACCGGTCTCTGCAAGCGCAGGGATTCCCCCTGGTCCGCGACGCTTACGACGAAGAGGGACTGACGAAGGAACAATCGGACGCGATCTACACCGCCGTCATAAAGGCGCGCAACCGGATCGTGTCTGAGCTTCAGGGCGTCGCTGCGGAGAACTTCGGTCTCGCCCCCGAGGTGGTAGCCGCCGGGCTGGCCGATATCGCCGTCCGCGAGGTTACGTCTGACAGCTTCGTGCGGCGCACACAGGTCTCGTTCGAGCTTGCCGAGGGCCTGGAGCGCGCACGAGAGCGGGAGAAGGCCCGCGAGGGCGAGCAGAGCGCGCAAGCGGCCAAGAACATCGTCAACACCCTGCTGTCGTCTATCGGTGGTATCAGACGATCAGATATCACCGACGCCAGCTACGAGAACCTCGTAGGGCGGGTAATCAACGAAGGGCGCGAGGCGGTCGAGCGTGACCTGAACGATTCCGCGTTCCGAAGTGACCTCAAAACGGCGAAGCGGCGTGAGGATGCGGAGAAGCTGACGGACGACCCGGATGCGGCAAGCAAAGCCGCCAGGGTGGCCATTCACAAGGCCAGTGATGGAGCGTTTACCGACAAGGACATGCTACCGGAGGACTTCGCCACCATTCGCGAGCATATCGCCAACGGCGGGGACATCACCAAGGAAGACGTTCAGGCGGGCGTCCAGCGCAAAGCTGAAACAGAGCGGCGTGAGGAGCAGGAGAAGGCGAACATCGCCGCGCTTGCGCCGGGCGAACTGGAGCGTACCTTTGCCGGCGAGGGTGTCGGCGAGCTGGGTGCTACGGGGACGTTCCAGCAGGATTTGCGGCGAACGGTCATCCCCCAGGTGGGGGCTCGTCTTGAGACGCTGCGCCGGCAGGACCCCACACGCCCCCTGGATGTAGCAACCGAGACACGGAGGCTCCTGGGTATCGGCGAGTTCCGAGAGCCCTCCGGTCAGTTGGAGCAGGTCCGTGGGCGGGTACTGTCCGAGCTTGGCGGGGTTGACGTCGACGTCCTGGCCGATCAGGGTCTCAGACCCTCGGAACTGAATGTCCCCCTACACCCGCTGGTGCGGGCCGAACGGGAGATACTTGGGCCGACCGCCACGCCGCTGGAGGGCATTGACTTCACCACACAGAGACAGTTCGAGGACGCGGAGGAACGGGCTCGGATGCAGGTCGAGCGGACCGAGGTGCCGACCTTGCGGCCGCTAGAGACAGCCGCGTTGGGCGAAGTGGGTGTGGAGCCGGTGCCGACGCTGGATCGGTTGGGCGCGCGGCGTGAGGTGTTCAAGCTTGATATACCGGAGGATGAGGAACTGCTGCGCCTTGCGGCGGAGTTGGCGGAGGGCGATGTCGAGTTGGAGAACTTCATCATCAGTCAGTTCCCTTCCCTCCTCAAAGACTTGGAGCAGTCTGGCAAGGTGGAGCGGAAACGCAGAGAAGAGAGTGCATTCAAGCGATTCGGCTTCCAGCAGATTGGCGACGAAGAGACAGCCCCTGGTGCTTCGCTACCGTTCTCGGGACGCAGCCAAGAGGAGCTTGCCCAACTCTCACCCGAACAGCGGGCGGAGTTGCAGCGTCAAGAGGAACAGCGCCTTGCACAGCCGTTGCTCAAACTTACGCCGGGTCAGAGGTCACGGCTCATCACGCAGGTATCTGCGCCAGAGTTGGTTGGCTTCGCGCTACCGGAGTCGCAGAAACTCTCCCCGTTTGTCAGGACCAAGCTGCCAGAGTTGAAGACGGCGTTCCGCGACACTCCGAGATTCAAGGCGCGTCAGCAACGAGATGCTGCGACCCGCGCGCGAGAGGCCGAGGCCGAGGCCGTGCAGCGCAGATCGCTTCGCGGTGGCCGGACCATCGTGCGGTCGGGGAGGCGGTAAATGGCGCGTAAAGGACCTCTGGGAAGTGGGCAGCCTGAGCGCAATGGGCTTGTGAGGCTGCTTCGCATCGCACAGCACCCTGGTGTATTCGACGACCCCGAGTTGCCCACCGACCCTGCCGTCCGGCCTCGTGGCGAGGACAGGCCGCTGGAGGAGATAAAAAGGTCCGTGCTGGCACGGGTCGAGGAGTTCAAGGAAAGACGAGAGCCTACCGGACCGCTGCTGCTCAACGCGGGCCGCAGACCCGATCCGGCCCAAGCGCTCCAATTCGGGGAATCGCTTGGCCCGGGTGTCCGTCCTGAACCGACAGCGGGCGAGGGAGCCGTGCAGTCGGTTGAAGCGAAGCTCGTCGGTCTCCTTGAGGCGTTGGACTTGCCTTTTGCCGCTATCTCCGAGGGGGTAGGCGCCATCGGGAGCCCAGACCCCAAGCTAATCAGCCGGTCCGACCAACTCTCGTCCCTGTTTCCGACAGAAGAGGGAACGCCGCTACTGAATCTCAGCGCCGGTCGAGAAGGCGGTCGGCAGGTGCTTAAGCAGCTCGGCACCGGGATCAGTGCGGACCCACGCGAGGGGCGCGGGCTGCAAGACGACAACGACAGCGTCAGGCTCATTGTCGATTGGGTGAAGGGCGAGGGGGACCTGTCGGCGGCGGAGTTGGCGGGTAGTCTGAGGCAGAATCTCAGAGACCGCCCGGGCGCCGAGGGCCTAATGATGCGGGTATTGCCCGAGGTGGTGCTTGCGCTGGCGATAGCGCCCCAGGCCCTGGTCCGATTAGGTGGTACGGCTGGCCGGCTTGGATTGAGAATGCTTACGAGCAGCACGTATAGGTCGAGGACGCTGCTGGCGGAGTCACGAGGCGTGCTGACGGCGGAGCAGGGCGGAGCGCTGTTCGGGCGCAACCTTCCGAAAGCGACTGAAGGCTCAAAGCTGAGCCGAGTCGAGGCGATGTGGCAGAAATCCGCAGAGGGGACGCGGCGAGACTGGCCGGACACGTTGCTGAAGATTCAGGAAGATTACGACGACATGTACATCGGCCTGCGGCAAATGCAGTCCCGCGTGGGGCCTGTCGCTCCTGGGGGCGAGAAGGATGTGGTGAAGTTCCTCACGAGGGCGCCTGGTGCCGCCTCTGCCGGTGACACCCGCTATATGCTCACCATGGGGGAGATAAAGAAGGTTTCCCCAACGGCCATCATGGACGATGTGGACAGCTTCATCTTCGCCCAGCACGGTAGGGAGGTGTTCGCCGCCAAGGGGCCGAAGAGGGTGCTTGGGGAGTTCAAGAGTGCTGATGAGATGGACGAGATTCTGCGCGACCTGACGGTGAAGTTGGGCGACGAGGGCGCCGCCGAGGTCGAACGGGCGGCAAAGGTCGTTCAGCGCATCTACAACGAGGAGCGCCAGCGGTTTGTCGACGTCGGCATCTTCAGCCAGGAATTCGCCGATGATATGGCGAAGCAGTACCCCTGGTATAACCCGATCCACTATGTCGAGTTCGCCGATACCCAGCTTGCCAGGGGCAAGTCGGTGAAGCCGTTCTCCGTGGTGAACACCGGCGTTCTGCGCCTGAGCGAAACGGGCAGTGCAGGCGCGGTGCTGAGGCCCCTGGAAGTCCTTCGCGACACCCTGATTCGCAACGAGGTCCGGCTGCACCGAAACGAGACTGCCAAGGCGATTATCAAGCTGGCCCTGGATGATCCCCAGACGGCGGCAGGGGTGACGAAGGTTAACATTACCCGGCCCGTCGCCACGATAAAAGAGGGTGAGGACGTAACGACCGTCTGGCGGCCTACGCACCAGGACATACCGGGGACGGTCTCGTTCTTCGAGGATGGCACTCGACAGGTGTACAACGTCCCCGATTGGATGGACCGTGAGCTTCAATATGTCCTCGATGTGACGCGGAACCCGATTAGCTCCTTTGCCGGTAGCCTGAATGGGATTTCCCGGGCGGCGTTCACCACCTTCAGCCCGACTTTTGTCGTCAGCAACATGCTCAACGACACGCTGACCGCCTTCGTCACGCGCGGTATCATGCCCCACCAGACAGCTACGACCCTTATCAGGTCTCTGCGCGGTCTTCAGAACGACAAGATCATGCAGTCCTTCCGGCTGGCCGGAGGGCATCAGCAACGCTTCTTTGGTAAGAATGTACAGAGCTTGGAGGACTTCATCCCTACAACGGGTGGGCGGGTTCTCAACTCGGTGGGCGATTGGCGCTCGTTCCTGCGGACCACACGGGACATTATCCCCAGTGCGGGGGAGCTGGGGGAGCAGTCGCCTAGAATGGCCTTCTTCCGGCGCGAAATCTCTCGCGAGCTGCCCAACTGGAAGTCGATGACAGCGGAGGAGATCGCCCGTACCCCCCAGGCTCACGTCGCCGCTGCGGACGCGGTCGAGTTGACTATCAACTTCGCTCGTGGCGGCTACATCATCAAACACGCCAACCCGTTCGTCATCTTCCTCAACGCCGCCATGGAGGGGACGAAGCTGCCCTTCCGCGCCATGGCCCACAACAGGAACGCGCAGTTCCGAATGGCGGGGGTGGCGGCAGGCTGGACCAGCCTTATGGCTTACAACTTGAGCTACCCTGAATTCCATGACATCCCGAATGAGATCCGCTGGGGGGCGGTGAACCTCATGCTGCCGTCGAAGGAGAAGGACCTCCGGGGGAACCCAAAGGCGAACTATGTCTCCATTATCCCGAGGACGAGGGAATGGGCCATGTTCCTGGCGCCGATCACATATGCGATGGAGCGGCTGCTTGCTGACAACCCTACCGAGTTCCGCACCTTCGCCAAGACGCTAGTGCCTCTGCTATCGCCGATCAACGAAATCCCCTCGCCGGTGCTTTTGCAGACCGGCTTTGAGCAGCTTGTCAACTACGACGTGTTCCGGAGCCGTCCCATCGTGCCGACGGAGCTTCAGGGGTTGCCAACGGAGGAACAGGTCACCCCATGGACGTCGCGAACGATGCAAGAGGTGGGCGAGACGGTGGGCGTCGCTCCGGTACGGATACAGCACGCCTTCGGCGCCCTACTCGGTGGGGCGGGTCAGACGGCGACCTCGATCACCGACTACATGCTCAACCACCTTATGCCACCGGAGAAGAACCCACGTATCCAGACGATGGTGGACGAGTACGAGGCGCTGGAGACGCCTATCGCGCGGGACGAATACTTCTTCGCCCTTCAGTCGCAGGACCGCGAGGACTTCCGACTGGCGCTGAAGCAGCCGAAGCCGGTCACCCCGGTGGTGGGCGCCATCGGTAGGCGGCTGCTTCCCAGAAGGGGTGGGCAGATACGAGAGACGGCGGGCGAGATCGCCGCGCGTGAAACGGGCATCAGCACCTCGCAGACTCGGGATGCAGGACGCTTGATCCGAGAGCTTGGCGATCTGCACCATACGAGCCAGCAGAACGACGATACCCAGTTGGACAGCGGGGCGATTTCTCACGGAACCTGGCGGGAACGGCGATCGGCGCGCAGCGAGCGGTACAGGGGCGCGCTGGAGGCTTTCGGTATCCAGTTCCCACAAGCCGCGCAGCTATTCGCCGATCCCAAGGTGGGCGACAGGTACTACGCTTTGGTGGCGAAGACCGCAGCCGGTATGCCAGACCGCCGGACACGGGCCGAGATCCTCGCCGCAGGCTGGTACTCCATAGTGCTGGAAGAGCGGGCCGACGGCGAAAAGGAATTCGCCAAGTTCTTCGATGCCCGAGATGCTTACGAAGCGAGCCTGTCGTCAGAGGATCGGCAACTCCTCACGAGCAAGATCGAGTCGAGGCAAACGACGCCGGAGAGAGAGTTCCTTCGTGACAGCAGGGTCATGCGGCCCTATTTCGATCTGACCCGAAGTGTCATGGAGGCGTGGGGCGCAATCGAGTTGTACGCCAGATACCTCGCCCTTGCTCCAAAACGGCAGGTGAGCTTTTTGGGGACTGAGGGGAACGAAGCCCTTGGGGATGCGCTGGCGTTGCTACGAGGGAGGGAAGAGGAAGGGACGTGGACCGATACCACCACGGGGAAGACGGTCGGCAGTCGGCTAGGGTTCCGCCGGGAAAACCCTGAGGTAGAGACGCTGCTTCTCAAGTGGGACCACATATCGCGTCCGCTGAACGAGGAACAGGCTGAGGCTTTGGACATAGAGAACATCCGGCTTAGAGAAGAGGGCAGGTTCGCCGTGGGAGCGGAGCGATAATGCAGCAGGTAGATATCCACTGCCCGGTCTGCCGCCGCACGCTTCTGAAGCACTTTGACGGCGCTCATGTCCAGGTTCCGTGTCGCCACTGCAAGCTGGAAGTCGTGGTGAAACGCAGACTGCCAGTCCCCACTCCTGCTTGACACCCGGCAGATAGCGTGGTATTCAGTAGATTGACGTAGAATAGCTTGTGCCCCAAGTGGGCCGTTTCT